CTCGGGTGTGCGAAAAAGTCCCCGAACAAAATTTGAGGAGGTGAGCCTCGTGCCGCCAAAAGCAAAGCGAATTGAAAACATGACGAAAAACATGACGCTTGTTGAGGCGCAGGCGCGCATTGAGGCCGAGGCCGCGACCATTCCCCAGCGCGAGACGCTGAACATCGAGCCACCCCCATACGTTGCGAAGGGCGACCGTGTCGCACTGCGTTACTGGACGCAGGTTCTCAACCGGCTTTCCTCCGCAAACGTGGATCTCCTGGATGATCTTGACAGCGAGGTACTCGGGCTCTACTGCTCCATGCTTTCCCGCCGAGACCTCACCTGCAAGATGCGCAAGAAGCTTGAACGTCAGGCGAGGTCGAAGGACGTTGATGCCAAAACCCTGCTCGGACTGATCGAGCAGATACAAGCGCTCGACAGCCAGCTCCGCAGCCAGGAACGGCTGATACTCCAGTATGCCGACCGGCTTGGACTGACCCCCGCGAGCCGCGCCGGGCTTGCCAAGAAGAAGGCCGTCGAGGCGGCTGACGATCCCGACGCGGATCTCTTCGGTTAATGTCGGCACGGAAGCAGAGTGGGCTGCACCATCCCGCTGCGGTTTACGCGAAGCAAGTGACACAGGGCAAGCTCCGCGCCATGTGCTGTCCGGCAGAAATACAGGCGTGCGAGCGCTTCCTCCGTGACCTCAAGCGGCAGGACACCCCCGATTTTCCCTACATCTTCGACACGACCCGCGCCGACCGGATCATCCGTTGGTTCGGTCAATGCCGCCAGGTACGCGGCGTTGAAAGCGGGCAGCCGATAGAGCTTCAGCCATGGCAGGTGTTTGACCTCAGCAACATATACGGCTGGGTCAGCGTTGACGACGGCGCGCGCCGGTTCTCCCGAACCTATAACAAGCGCGCCCGCGGCAACTTCAAGAGCACTGAAAAGTCCGGACAATGCCTGTACCACATGTGCGCTGACGCCATGTATCCGCCATATCACCCGGAGCTTGCCCACTTTGAGATGATGCCCGAGGTGGAGTGCGCGGCCGTCGACCGTACCCAGGCCAAGCGCGTCTTCGACGACGCGAAGGCAATAGCCAGGGCGTCCCCCTCCATCGCCAAGCGGCTGAACATCCCGAAGGCGAACCCCGTGACGCACAAGACACGCGGCGGCAGGATGCGCGCGCTGTCCAAGGACACTAAAAATAAGGACTCCGGCGCGCCGACGTACTTCGTCGTCGATGAATACCACGCGCACCCCACGTCTGACATCTACGACGTCGGCCTCAACTCGTTCGGCAAACGCCCTCAGGCGCTGCTGGACGCCATAACCACAGCTGGCGACGACGCCCAAAGTAAGCCGTGCTACCGCGAGGAAGAATACGCCCGACTCGTGGTAAGCGGCGAGGTCGTCGATGAGACGTACTTCGTCATGATCCGCGAGCTGCCGGAGGGCGCAGACCCCCACGACAAAAGTCTCTGGAGCATGCCTAACCCCTGCCTGCGTTACCCCAATGAATACAGCAAATACCTCCTGAAGGAGATTGAAAGCGAATATAACGCGGCGTATGGTTCGAAAGACCCGGACAAAATACGGCAGTTTCTGACGCGCCGTATGTGCCGCTGGCAGACCGGCAGCGTTAACCGCTATCTGAACGAAGAGCAGATGCAGCTGGCCCGTGCGGCGCAGGTCTCCGCCGAGGAGTTCGCGGCACTGACGGACGGACGCGAGGGCTACGGCGGGTTTGACCTTGGCAAGCGCATCGACCTCACCGGAGCTGCTGCGGTGTTTCTCCTGGACGATGGCCGCATCGCCATTAAAGGCGAAGGCTTTATGCCCGAGAATCAGGCAGCTCGCCACATGAGAAGCGACCGCGTGCCTTATGAGGCCTGGGCAAAGGCCGGACACTGCACCCTCACTCCCGGCGACGTAACAGACAACAGCTATGTTGAAAACTGGTTCAGCGAGAACGAACGCGAGCACGGCTGGAAAATACAGCATATCGGTTATGACGGCCACAACGCGACCGACCTCGCGATCAAGATGTGCACGGACCGAAACAACGAGGATTTTACTGTCGAAATCAGGCAGACCTGCTCCGGTCAAAACCTCGCGGTAAAAGAATTTCGGACGATGCTGCTGCAAGGCCGAATCGTGATCGAAGAAAACCCGCTGTTTATGTGGTGCCTGGCAAACGCAAACGAAATACGCGATAACTACGGCGATATCAAGCTGTCGAAGCGCCATAAGGACGACACCGAGCGCATTGACCCCGTGGCGGCAACAATGAACGCATTGGGGCTTGCTCTGATTCGACGTGACAGCCCGACTCTCGCCGACCGAATAGATGAAAACTGGACAATGTAAGATGTGCCCGAATCGGGCACAGGAGGCAAACATGATAACCATACTTGTGATCCTCGGCGCCGCGGCGATAACTGCCGGGGTCGCGCTGCTGAGTATACCGGCAGCGTTTATCGTTGGCGGGCTTCTTCTCTTAGGCGCGGCCGCGCTGATATCAAAGGGAGGTGATGGCAACATATGAGCAATCCCCTTGAGCGCGGAATACGCGCAGTGCTGGGCGGCGCACCGCCCCACATCCGCAATGACACTACCGTGGCCACACTTGCGGCTGCGGGCTACCCCATCGGCGATAGCGTGACGTCGTCCGCTGCGTCGAACGCGATGAAGCTCTCCGCCGTCAACCGCTGCATTGAGGTGCTGTCGGACAGCATCGGCAAACTGCCGATATACGTGATGGACCGCGAAACTCGTGAGCGCGTTGACCACCCGCTTAACGACCTGTTGACGATTCGGCCGAACGAAGCTCAGACCCCGACCGCCATGAAAAAAATGGTGGAGGTCAATGTGGACTGCGGCGGCAACGGCTACATCTGGATAGATCGAAACGGCAGCACTCTTCGCCCGCGAGAGCTTCTCCCCGTGCCGCATGAGCTCGTCACCCCCTGGCTGGATACAGAAGGGCACGTCTGGTACACCGTGATCCATCCGTTTACCGGCGAGCCGATGACCGTGCACCGGATGGACATGATCCACATCATGGGATACTCCCGCAACGGATGGCAGGGTATCAGCACCCTCCAGCGGGCGAGCGAGACCATAGGCGCGGCGCGGGCAGCCCAGCAGTATAACCTCAATTACTACGTCAACGGCGGTCAGCCGGCCGGCGTGCTGCAAACCTCTACAGACTTGAGCGGTGAGATCACCACGACGATCAACGGCGAGACCGTGAAGCTTTCAAAAAAAGAGCTTCTCCGCCGTGAATGGGAGAGGCGCCATTCCGGCCCGTCCAACGCCGCGCGGATCGCAATTCTGGACTACGGGCTTGAATATAAGCCCATAGCCATCAGCAACCGTGACGCGCAGTTTGTTGAACAAACCGAGCTGAGTGTGCAGGACATCGCGAGGTTCTTCGGAGTGCCCCTCTACAAGCTCCAGGCCGGAAAGCAGAGTTACAGCTCTAACGAGCAGAACGCCATTGAATACGTCGTCGGCACGCTGCATCCGAAGGTCACCGCCTATGAGGAGGAGCTCGTATATAAGCTTCTGCCGCAGAGCGAAGCCCGACGCTACCGTGTGCGCATGAACATGATGGCAGAGCTGCGCGGCGACTATGACAGCCGCGGTACGTGGTACCGTGTGATGCGCGAGATCGGCGCATACAGCGTCAACGACATCCGCGCGCTGGAGGATCTCTCTGACGTAGAGGGCGGCGACGATCGTTATGCATCGCTTAACTATGTACCGCTTGCCGCATGGGAGCGGCTGAGCGAAAACCGAAACCAAGGAGGCGATAACAATAATACTGACGCTCAACGGGACAGTGGTCGCGGACGATGATCTGTGGGTCTATGACTGGTTCGGTATCAGTGCATTTTCCCCGCATGTCGTGCGCGAGGCCATAAGGGACAACGTCGACGATGAACTCGTCGTTGAGGTCAACAGCGGCGGCGGCAGCGTGTTTGCGGGCTTTGAAATCTTCAGCCTGCTGCGCGGTGCGGAGTGCCGCACCGTGGCCGTCGTGCAGTCGCTCGCGGCGAGCGCGGCAAGCACGATAATTTCCGGGTGCGACACGGTGCAGGTTTCCCCTGTGGCGCAGATCATGCTGCACCTGCCCGCCATCGTGACCGAAGGCAACCGCGAGGACCACCGCGACAGCATTAAGTTGCTGGACAGTATCACGGAGTCCATCCTCAACGGCTATGAGAGCAAATGCCGCGGGAAAGCGACGCGTGACAAGCTCGCGCAGCTGATGCGCGCAGAGACCTGGATACCGGCGCAGGACGCCGTCGAAATGGGGCTTGCAGACGAAATCCTGTACCAGGACGACACAACCGGCATAATCCCCGGCAACATCGTTAACGCCGTCGGAAGCAGCATCCGCGGGCTTATTAACGGAGCAACTCAGCCCAGCGCAGCAGAGCTGCGCGCCCGGTATGCCGACCTCGTTGCAAAAGGAGCGACCCCGGCAGCCGGCCACCCCGCACCCGCCCCGATCCAATCCATGCCATGGCAGGCAAGAGCCCGCCTTGAAATTGAAAAGAACAGATATTAAGGAGTGTGAACAATGAATCTTAAGCAGAAACTTATTGATCTCGCGGCAACCAGGACCGCCGCCCTCGACCGTGCGTCTGCTGCCTATCAGGCAAACGACGAGGCAGCCTATTCCTCCGCAATGGATGAGGTCACGAACATCAACACTGAGGTTGAGCGCGTCCAGAACCTCCTCCGTGAGCAGGAGCGCCGTGTTATTGAGAACGCGCCGACCGGCGCAGAGGCACGCGACATCGCCGAGGAGCGCGCCAACGCGCTGCGCAATCATGAGACCGTGCATTTCTCGACAGTGGAAGTGCTCCGCGGACTCCGCGATGCGACCACCCTCGCCACCGGCACGATCGTCGAACCGTCCGGTGCGGGCTCCGAAATCCGCGATCTCATCGGCAACAACCCCAGCTCTATTGTCAATCAGGTCTATGTACAGAATCTGGCCGGCACTGGCGGCTTCAGCGAGCCTTATGTCATCAGCGAGCTCGACGCAAAAACCGGCAAGGTCACGACCAATGCCGGCAAGGCGCGCACGGCCTCCACGGACCCGACCTTCGGCGTTGCGAAGATCAATCCGTATGAAATGAACGTGACGACCTATGTTGACCGCAACATAAGCCGTCTCAGCCCGGCGAACTACTACGCCAAGATCTACAGCATGGCAATGAACGCGATGTACCGCAAGCTTGCCGAGCTCATCGTCAACGGCGACGGTCAGTCGACGCCGGACATGTTCGGCATCAAGACCGCGAAGAACGCGGCCGGTCAGGCGATCTATGCGACCGAGAATGTCAGCGCCATCGACGAGAATCTGCTTGATACGCTGTACTATGCATACGGCAGCGACAGTGAGATTGGCTCGGGCGCTTGCCTGTATCTCGCCAAGACCGATCTGAAGGCCATAGGCAAGATACGCAACAGCAACAAGGAGCGCGTGTTCAGGGTCATTCCGGATGTAGCCAATCCCAACATCGGGCGCATCGAAGACGGCGGAACCAGCGTCCCCTACTGCATCGTATCCGCCCTGACTCCCCTCTCCGGTTCGACCGCATCTGCCTCCGCCGCTATTCAGACCATGCTTTATGGCGACCCCATGAACTACGAGCTTGGCCTGTTCGGCGACTACTCCATACGCGTCGACGAGAGCATTAAGGGCGTTGAGCGCATGCTGACGATCCTCGGTGATGCGATGGTCGGCGGCAACATCATCCGTCACAAGGGCTTCGTTGTTGCGACCCTGCCCAAGAGCGGCGGTTGATAATGGCGACCATCTGTCCGGAAAGCCTCGCTGCCTGCAAGGCGTATATGCGCGTTGACGGCAGCGAGGAGGACACTCTCATTTCCTCGCTGCTCGCGGGCGCGTTTGAGTATCTGACAAGCGCCGGTATTTTTCGCACAGCGGACAACTCCGCGCGGTATGACATCGCAGCATACAGCCTGACGCTGTACTACTACGACCACCGCGACGCTGTCGGCACCGAGGCTGAAATGCCGCGCGGCCTGCGCCCAGTTATAAACCAGCTCAAACTTGACGCTGCGGCGCAGGCCGTAGCGGACAGCTATGAGGAGGGCTCAGATGGAAGAGCTTAATGTCGATGCAGGCGCGCTCGACAAGCGCATTGAGATCGTCGAGCGCGTCAAGACCTACGACGCGGCGCGATATGAAACCATCAAAGATAAGCTTATCCGCCGGTGCTGGGCGCAGTTCACGCGTCAGAGCGGGACGGAGAGCCTGCGGCAAGGGGCAGACCTGGGTACCATCAAGGTCCGCTTCCTTATCCGCACATCCCCGGTGAAAATCAGCCGACTGTACCACGTCAAGTACAACGGCGAATACTACGCCATCACCTACGTCAATCACTACGGAGACCGCGGCGGGTTCACGGAGATCCTCGCGGAGCTACGTGAGCTTGGAGGTGCGGAATGAGCCTTAACGAGATACTTGTGGCGGCAGTCGAGCCGATCGTGCCGACTGTCCGCCCCGACAGGTACCAGCCGGCACCCGGCGAAGAGCCGGACGAATACTGCACCTACAACCGCACGGAGTCCCCCCGGCTGCACGCCGGTGGTGCGCCCCGGCGTATGGTCTACCTCTATCAGCTGCACTATTACCTGCCGCTCGGGGCCAACCCCGAGGCGACGCTGAAGGCCATAAGCAAAGCCGTATTCTCCGCAGGGTTCACGTACCCCGACACAGTCCCCGCGAGCGATGCGGACGGGCAGCACTGGGTGTTTGAATTCGAGGGCAAGGAGGCGCTGGGGGATGGCTAAGTTCTCCTCCGACGTCGGCCAGCTCATGCTGGGCATGCAGCAGATCGCAGAGATCCCGGAGGACGTGATCGACGAGATGCTTCAGGCCGGCAGCAAGGTCGGCGTTGAAGCGATGCGCCGGTCGCTGCGCCGGATGGGGCTCGTCAAGACCGGGCAGCTGATGAACAGCATCGTTGCAGTGCGCAAGACCGGGAAAGACGGGCGCATCTACTATTTGGCCTACCCTAAGGGGAGGCGCAAGGCCGAGCCGCACGTGCTCTCGGTCTCCAATGTTAACCGGGTGAATCCGCTGCACACCTACGCCAAGCCGCCGACTAACAACGACGTCGGCTTTGTGTGGGAGTTCGGAGCCCCGAAGCGCGGCATACAGCCGCGGCAGTGGATGCGCACGGCTAACGAAGAAAGCGCGGACGACGTAGTCGCCGCGGAATTCAAAGTTTATGATGATTGGCTCAAATCCAAGGGATTCTGAGCCGGAAAGGGAAAAAATATGAGCGATGCTCTCAGCAGCAAAAACCTCGTCGCTTTCGGTCTGCGTGACATTCTCTTCGGAGAATATCAGTATAACGACCAGACCGGTGCAATCACCTACGCGAACCAGACAGTGCTCGGCCGCGGCATCACCGCTAACTTTGACCTCAAGTTTGCCGAGGGGCGTCTTTACTCCTCCGGAGCGCTGAGCCGCTACAAGAAAAAGCTTACCGGCGGCACGATCTCTCTGGCGGTCGAGGCGCTGTCGCTGGCCGTTCAGGCAAGCATATTCAAGGCCGACACCTCGGAGGTCGACATCGGCACCACCGGCAGCGCAAAGAAGATAACCGGCATCGGCTACGGTGAGAACACCCGCGGGCGCTACGTCGGTATAGCTACATACGTCCCGGCCGACGACTCCGACGACTCGGACGCTTTTATCTGCATTTTTGTCCGCAAGGCGATGTTTGGCCCGCCGAGCATGGCCTACCAGACCGAGAACGACAGTATCCAGTGGACGACCCCGACCACGACCGGTGAATTTATCTCGCCAGACCGCAAGTCCGGCACGACCGCTCCGCTGATGATGGAGATCGCCGAGGTCGACTCGGAGACCGACGCTCTCGCATGGTGCAAGAAACAGCTCCAGATGACGGCGTGAGGTGAGCTATGGATATCCGAAACAAGGTGATGTACAAGAAAATCGGCGACGTAGAGTATGACCTCATTGCCGACTACAACACCATCATGGACATTCAAGCCGAGATGGGAAACCTCAACGCTCTAATTGATGGAACCGCGTATCTCCGCGTCGCGGCAATAGCTCTCACCTCTATGCTTAACGGGTGTGCTCATAGGCACCATTGGCCGCAGCACTTTGACATCCACGATGTTTCTAAGTACATGCCGCCTATCTCTGACTTCCCTGCCGCGGTTAATGAAGCAATGGCAATTGTCAGATTCGTCCGCCAGGCCATTATCAAAGACGATGAAGTCGAGACACAGCCCGAAGGGAGCGCCGAAAAAAACTGAGCTCCGGCACACTGCCGGAGCTGAAAATTGATTTTGCGCAGGCTCTCGCCGTCTGGCTGACGCGGTTCAACGGCACGGAGGAAAGCTTCTGGTATGGGCTCTGCCCGCGCCGCCTGAACGCGCTGTGTGAGGCATTGCTCCCGCCGGAGCGCCACCAACCGCTCCAGAGCCGTGATAAACCGTCTGCGCGCGAGTTCTTCCTTGGAGGTGATTAAATGGCGACACGCAAAGTAAATACCGAGTTCACGGTCACCGGTGAAGAAAAGCTCAGACGGGCAATAACCGAGATCAACAACGGCGCGAAGGTGCTCAAGTCCGAGATGAATAAGCTCACTGCCGAGTATGACGGCAACACCGACAGCGCCGAATTTTTGACCCAGAAATACGACATTCTCGAACGTCAGATGCTGACGCAAAAGGACAAGGTCGAGGCGCTCAAGCAGGCCGTCGCCGACTCCGCCGAGGCTTACGGCGAAGCTGACTCCCGGACGCAGAACTGGATAATCCAGCTCAACAACGCCGAGGCCGCGCTCGCTAATACCTACGGCGAGATGGGACGGACTCAGACGGCCATTGAGAACATGGACGGCGCTTTAGACGATGTGTCCGGTTCGACCGGCTCGGCCGCCGAGGGCGTGACTTCTCTCGGCGACGTGCTCGATACTGTCGCGGACAAGCTCGGTGTTAAGCTGCCGGACGGAATCTCTAAGTTTACCGGAGGTCTCGGCAAAATCCCGGCTTCCACCGCCGCGGCCGCAGCCGGTATAGCCGCCGTCGTCGCAGCGGGGATAAAGCTTGAGCGCAAGCTAATGGACGTCACCAAGGAGTCCGCAGCAGCCGCTAAGGAGCTTGAGGCGCTGTCCTTGCAGACCAGCGTCAGCACGACGGACTTGCAGGCTTTCCAGTATGCCGAGGATTTCATCGGCGTCAGTTCCGACCAGCTCGCCGATTCCCTTAAAGACTTAACCACAAAGATGTCCGACGCGGCGAACGGCAACGAGGAGACCGCCGCGAAGTTTGACCAGCTCGGCGTATCCATCTACGACGCACAGGGCAACCTCCGCAGCTCCTATGACGTGTTTCTCGACGTGATAGACGGACTCGGCGAAATGAGCAACCAGGCAGAGCGCGACGCGCTGGCCATGAGTCTTATCAACGAAAGTGCGCAGCAGCTCAACCCTCTTATCGAGCAGGGTTCCGGTTCGCTGAAAAAGTACGCAGCCGAGGCCGAGAACGTCGGCTACATCCTCAGCAATGACCAGCTGAAGGCGCTGACTGACGTCGACGAAGCACAAAACCGGCTGCTTAAGTCTCAGGAGGCCGTCAGCAAGCAGATCAGCGCAGAGTACGCGCCGTATATGTCCGACGCTCTCAATGAGACACGCGAGCTCATAGAGAAGGTCGGCACAGCTCTTATTGACTCCGGTGCGGTCGATGCTTTCGGTTCGATACTGGACAGCGCCGTCTCGCTGCTTGAGCCGCTGGGCGATCTCACCGCCGATATCCTCCCCCCGTTGGGGACTTTGCTGCAAGGCATTGCCGGGACGCTGGCATGGGCAGCAGATACAATCAATCTGATCGTCGGCCTGCTGACGCTCAACGGAGACCGGATCAGCACCGCGCTCGGGCTCAACCCGAACAAGGCTTCAAACATTCAGAAGGCGCTCTACGGCGCGGACTATAAGACCGAGAGCTACTACGACTCGACCGGCAATTATTACGACCCGACGACCGGCCAGTGGACAGGCAACTACTTTCACAACGCCGGGGGCAACGACAACTTCCCCGGAGGGCGCACGAGGGTCGGCGAGAACGGCCCGGAGACCGTCTACCTGCCGCAGGGCACGGTCATCGCCAACGCGCAGGAGACGCGCGCTGACGGCGGCTACGACGCGCCTGTCAACGTCTACATTGAGGCGCGGACGATTCAGGAGTTCAACGACATTATCGAGATAGTGCGTGACGCCCAGCGCGTCCGCAGGATGAAGGGAGCGCCGAGATGAGCACGACACTGACACTGACTGCGAATAAATCGGCGGCGGTGGCTAAAGTCTGGGGCGATGCCAATGTGCATACCGGCGACGTCTTTGACTTCCCGTGGTACTCAGATGACAGCACCTACCCGGACGCCAACTATTATATCTATCTCGGCTTCAACGCCCCATCGGAAGCTTACAAATACCGCCCCATTCTCTCGGCGATCTTCAAGTGCGGAGCCGGGAAGAGCCTTTCGTATTGTCAAACTTTCCTGAAAGGTTTGCAGCAAAGCTTCAACGAAGACAGCGTCAATTACTCAAATCAACCTGCCATAGATTCAACACTTCAGGGCTCCTTCCATGTCGGCTCATACACGACCATAGAGTGGAACCAGACTGATTTGAAACCGGATGGAGCCGCTCTTGCCGCAGTATACGGGCTCCGTTTGGATTGCCGAGTATCCCGAATGAGCGGAGCTTCCTCAGCAATTGCTCGCTTTGCAAGTTCGAGACATGCCGAGAAAGCCCCCGTTATCATTGCAACCCTCGGCGACTCGGACGTCACCGCTGTAGTATCTCCGGTTTCCCCCGCCGCAGGCAGCTTTGTTAACAGGGCCGAAAAGGTCTCGTTTATGGCCAGCGTTGGGAATAGTGCCATATCGTTCGCGGCGCTTTCCGCCCAGAGTGCCACTCTTGAATATCGCACCGCAGGCGCGACCGCTGTCACCAGCAAAACTGCCGTTGTTTCTTCTTCCGGCATAAGTTATACCGCCCCGGCCAACCTGTTCGCGTCCGGCAACTATGAATATCGGTTCAAAATAGTCGACAATTTAGGCCGCGCTGCATATTCGGCGTGGACGGCATTTACAACCGCCGACACCATTCCTGTCGCGACGCCGCTCAGCCCCGACAGCTCCCTCGAAGACGGCACACAGGCAATCACATTCCGCTGGACTCACAGCAACGAGAGCGGCAGCGCTCAGACCAAGGCAGAGCTACAGAAGAGCGCTGACGGCAGTGCATGGACAACACTCGGCACTGTGACGGGCGCAGCCAATGAGTACGCCGCCCCGGCCGGTACATTCACCTCCGGGACATGGTACTGGAGAGTACGCACCTACAACCTCGACGGCGCTGCCGGAGAGTGGAGCACCGCGCTGTCGTTCGTAGTCGTCGCAGGCCCGACCAAGCCCGTAATCGTAGTCGAGGACGCCTCCCCGCGGCCTCTCATAAACTGGCAGACCAGCGAACAGAGCGCCTACCAGCTACAGCTTGACGACATCATCGACATCACCGAGTACGGCAGCGAGAAGACATGGCGCTGCCCGGTCTATCTCGACGATGGAGCGCATACCTTCCGCGTCCGCAGCCAGAACAGCTATGGACTGTGGAGCGAATGGGGCAGCGCGACCTTTACCGTCAGCCACACCGCGAGCGGAAGCGTCGTTCTCACGGTCGACGCGGATCACCGCGCAGAGCTGTCATGGAGCTACGCCGGGAGCTGGACCGAGTTTGTTGTCTACCGCGACGGCGTCGCGATAGCTAAAACGACGGACTACAGCTATACGGACGACTACTCCGTCGGCACTGTGCGCTATCAGGTGCGCGCCTGCGCTTCGGACGGGACGTATAACTATTCGCTCTCGAATGAGGTCACAGTATCCGTCATGCCGGAAACCGTCATGCTGTCCGCTCTGGGCTCCGGAAACTGGCTGTTTTTAAGGCTCTCCACGGCACAGCACAGGACGAACACCATCAAGGCCTCGCGCACGTTCAGCCTGACGCATCTATCCGGGCGGAAGTTCCCGGAGGCGGAGCTGACAGAGTTCTGTGACCGGTCGATATCCGTCAGTTATGCGACCGACGATGAGACCGAAAAGGCCGCGCTGGAGGCGCTGATGGGCTCTCCCGTCTGTCTCAAGACGCCGGGCGGCAAGATGGTCATAGGCATCCTCGACACGCTCAGCGAGACGGAGAGCATGTTCTACAGCTCCTACAGCTTCGCCGTGAGCCAGATGCGCTATCCGGAGGAGGTCGACCTCGATGCGTGAGACGCGATACAAACTCAACGCGCTGCGGAACGGGGCGTTTCTTGCGGAGCTGCTCTTTTCCCCGGACGATGCGCCGAACATCAAGTTTGCCGCAGACGGCGAAATAAAGGGCAGTTTCTCCGGAGCTATTCTCCCCGATGAGCGGTTCGACCTGCTGCGCGACGAGCTCCAGCCGATGATCTTCACCGGCACCGGCTGGAAGAGCCTGGGCATCTTCCGCCCGACAACTCCGACGCTGCACGGCAGCGCGACCGGAGAGAGGCAGCAGATCACCGCCTACGACCGCGGCTGGATACTGAAGAATGACCGAATTGAAAGCCGCCTGTTCATCGCGGCCGGGACGAACTATATAACCGCAGCTGAGCAGCAGCTCGCGGCGGCAAACATAGCCCGGACACGTGTCATCCCCAACACCTCCACGCTGCCAGCCGACCGCGAGTTTGAGCCGGGGACAACGAGGCTCGACATTATCAACACTCTGATGGGCGAGATCGTATACCGCGACGTCTGGTTTGACGGCGACGGGCTGGCGCATCTTGAGCCTTATGCAGCGCCCGCCGTCGAGCGGATCAAGCACCGGTACAGCTCTCGCAACATTCTGCGGGAGCCCATGGCCACGGATTACAGCGCCGGGACGGACATCTTCTCCGCGCCTAACGTGTTCATCTGCACCTGCGCTAACGCCGACCGGAGCGCGACTCTGACAGCGACCGCAGTCAACGACTCCCCGGTGTCTTCCAAAAGCACCATCCGGCGCGGGATGCGCATCTGCCAGCAGGTCAAGGTTAACGAGATCGCCGACCAGGCAGCGCTTGACGCTTACGCTAAGCGGCTCGTTACAGAGTCTCAGCTGAGCACACAGACGGTCGAGTTTTCCACAATGGCCGAGGCTGGACACGGCGTCGGAGACATTATCGCGATAGATCACCCGACCATCGGGGGAATTTATGAGGAGACCGGCTGGAGCCTCACGCTCCGCGCCGGTGAGCTCATGAAGCACACTGCGAAAAGGACGGTGCTGTAATGGATGAATTATTCAACCTGTCCGCCGCCGAGGCGGAGCGTCCGCAGTTTCTGATCGCCACTGTCGGCGCTGTCGCGACCGACGGCGTGACGCTGATATTCGCGGGCGAATCCGCACCGTCGACAAAAAAGTACAAGGGCAACGCCGCTCTTACGCTAAAGGCCGGGGATCGTGTCAAGCTGTCCTACGACAGCGGCACGTACCTGATCGACTACGTGATCGGTGTGCCGAAGTCCGGATAAGGAGGTACACCATGCTGACTATCCTTCAGGGGGACGCGCTGAGCGTCCCGATATCCATCAAACTCAACGGCATAGAAGTGACCACCGCCGATATAGTGGCGGTTAAGGTCACGATGGGCGGCGTTGAAAAGCGCTATCCCGGCGAGATCACATACTCCTCCGGTCGGTTTCTCTTCCCGCTGACGCAGGAGGAGACGCTGGGCATGACGCCGGGCGTCAACGAGGCGATAATCCGCCCGAAGTTCTCCGCTGAAAGCCTCCGCGGGGCGAGGATAAAGACCGCCTTCAGCGTGATCGCCTCCCCCGACAAGGAGGTGCTGTGATGGGCTGCTGCGGGCTGACCGTCGAGCTGATAGACGAGGCCCTGACCGTTGAGCTCGGCCCCGCCATCGTCGGCAGCGGCGGGGGCATCTATGATTATTATGACGGCGCGTATGAAGTCGAGCCGCTCCGGACGGCGCAGGTGCTGGAGACCGAGGGGCTCGTCATGCGCAAGGACGTGAACGTCCGGGGTGTCACCTTTCAGCAGACCACCAACGCCGCCGGAGGAAAGACCTGCAACATAGGAGGTGCAGATAACTAATGGGAAACAGTAAAATCATTTTTTACGGCGAGACCCTGATGGATCTCACCGGCGACACCGTAACCAAGGAGAAGCTGCTCAAGGGCATTACTGCGCACGACAAGGCCGGTGATCCCGTCATCGGTACGTGTGAGTTTGACAGCGACACGAGCGACGCCACCGCGAACGTGGACGATCTCCTCGCCGGGGAGACCGCATACGCGCGCGGCGCGAAGCTTACCGGCACCATGCCGAACCGCGGCGCAGCGGCCGGGTCTATCTCCACTAAGGATGGCGAGTACACCATCGAGCTCGGCTATCACGACGGCAGCGGCAAGGTAGGCATAGCCGCCGCGGAAAAGCAGAAGATCATCGCCGGGAACATTAAGAAGGACGTCACAATACTCGGCGTCAAGGGCACTTATGGCGGCGAGAGCGTCAACGCGCAGAGCAAGAACGCGACCCCGGCCAAGACGGCACAGACGATCCTCCCCGACGAGGGGTATGACTACCTCTCTGAGGTCGTTATTGCCGCCGTGCCGTACACCAGCGCCGCGAACGCTGCCGGAGGAATGACCGTCACGATCGGAGCCTGAGCATGGGAAACAGTAAGATCGTCTACTATGGCGAGACGCTGATCGACCTCACCGGCGACACCGTCGAGCCTGCGAAGCTCCTCAAGGGCGTCACCGCGCACGACAAATCCGGGACGCTGATTACTGGCACGTTTGAGGCGGCCGACCCCTACGCGATTATCAGCGTGACGTATCCGGAAGGGAGCGTCTGCACCTGCACGAACGGCACACTGACGCTGACGGCGAAAGACACGAGCGGCAAGGCGCTGTTCGTTATCCCCTCCGCCGGGACGTGGACGGTCACGGCGGTCAGCGGCAGCAAGAGCACGAGCAAAACGGTATCAATCAACGCCGAGGGACAGGCCGAGACTGTAACGCTGATGTTTGAACTGGTGCTGTTTGACGGCTCGAATGGCGGCGATGTTACCGCACTAACGGGTGGTTGGGAAGCTGATGGACATGTTTCTTCAAATATAGTGTTCAGTGTTGGCAGTGATAGAATTAGTTTCAACTATGCAATCACTCAAACGCAAGGAACAATAAAGCGCACATGGTTCATCTATACAAAAAATAGCATAAATATGGCTAATTATACGACGCTCCATATTACGTTTGCAACCATGTCGGGTGGTGACAAATGGGGCATCGGAGTAAACACAGAAATACCCTCTGATTTTTATTCAGATAACCCGTCCCTTACAGCCAAAACCGCGACGACCACAATTAAAAATAATCAAACATTGACATTGTCTATAAGCAATATATCTAAGGGTTACGTAATGGCGTATGTTTCAAAATCATTCGATGGCAGTATATCAATGGCGTGCGATATAACAAGAGTCTGGCTTGAATGAGGAGGTATGACAAATGACGATCTACATAGACGGTGATTATAAATGCTATGTCTCCCCGGCTGAGGGGCGAACAGCTATAGAGACTGACGCATTTAACGGAAAATGCGCCCGCTACATAGAGAGCTACCGCTTCGTCCCCGAGGGCGGGACATGGACGCGCGAGGACGGCGAGGTGTTCCGGGGCGAGATGATGGCACCGTGGAAGGATCTGGGCGAGGCGTATGCGGCGCAGACGGCGTATGTGGCAGCGCAGAATACACAGTATGAAGCGGCCCTGACCGCCATTGAAAATGCACTGGGGGCAACATCATGACCATTGAAGAACGGAAGAACGCGATCCTTGCCAAAATTGCCGAGATCAAGCAGGGTGGAACTGATGAGGAAAAGCAAGACATGAAAGCTGCATTGGATTTGCTTGGTGTGGTCAACGAGGAGGAAGCAACATGAGTTATCTTAATGGAGCTAAAAAGCTTCGCGCGGCGATGGACACCGCAGGGAATGCCCTCTCGGACGCGCAGGCGCGCACCTGCAAGCTTATCTATCAGCAGTGGTCTAATCTCATAGGCACGACCGCAACGCCGGGACAGCGCTTCCTGTACGGCGATACGCTATACAGAGTTCGCCCAGATGCATCGGAGCACACCTTCAGCGCCGAGTGGGTGCCGGGCGTGCCGACTGCTGCGCTCTACGAAGTTGTAGACGAAGAGCACAGCGGTACGATTGACGATCCTATCCCGTTCACTCAGCCGATGCAGATTTACAACGGCAAGTATTACAGTCAGAACGGCAAGGTCTATCTCTGCACACGCGACAGCGGTAAGCCACTCGCGTTCAACCTCGCCGATCTGGTGGGACTCTATGTAACGGAGGTAACTGAGTAATGGACGATGAGAAGACCGACAGCGGCTTGCTGACGGAAGACGCACGCGAGAGCGTAGACCCGACAGGGTGGCTGCTCTCAAGATTTACGACAGTGACATGAGGAGGAAAACCAGATGAAAGCAATGTTATCACAGCCGATGAACGGCAAGACCGAAGAGGAAATCGTAGCGACGCGAGAGCGGGCAATAGCCGCGCTTGAGAGCAGGGGCTACGAGGTAGTGAACACACTGTTCACAGATGAATGGTACAGCGCCGCAAAATGCAAGGAACGCGGTGTCGTCAATATTCCGCTGATGTTCCTTGCGAGGTCTATAACGAACATGAGCCTTTGCCATGCGGCGTATTTCTGCAAAGGATGGGAGAATGCCAGAGGCTGCATACTCGAGCACGCTGTCGCCAAGGCTTACGGCCTGACCATCCTTTATGAGGAGGAGCCCAATGAGCGTGATTGATAACGCCGTAACGTGGGCACGGAGGATCGCCGCAGATGATACCCACGGCTACGACCAGACAAGCCGCTGGGGGCCTGACTACGATTGCAGCAGCCTTGTAATAGACTGCTTCAAGAGAGCGGGACTGCCCCTCAGCTGCACTTACACCGGCAACATGCGCGGGGACATGCTGCGCTGCGGCTTTGAGGACGTGACGGGCAGCGTCGACCTCAGCACCGGCGCGGGGCTTGAGCGCGGGGATGTGCTCCTGAACCACGTCCATCACACCGCCCTGTATATCGGCGGCGGACAGCTCGTGCAGGCAAGCATCAACGAATATGGCACTACGACCGGAGGCCGGACCGGCGACCAGACCGGGCGCGAGATATATACACGCGGGTACTATAACTATCCTTGGGACTGCGTGCTGCGGTACACGGGCGCGGAGAACGCAGACGATACGGAGAGCACGCCGGCCGCTGCGTACTGGCCGCCCCGGCTGCTCCAGTACACGCCGGGGCTCCGGTTCATGGTCGGCCCGGACGTGCGCGCGGTGCAGGCGCTGCTCCTCTGCCACGGGTATAACCTGGACGTCGACGGAGAGTACGGCCCTGCGACTGCTGCGGCGGTCGGGCGCTTCCAGACGACCTCCGGGCTTGACACGGACAGCGAGTGCGGCCCCAGAACATGGGCGGCGCTGCTGGCACTTCCGGGAGGTGATGCGGCATGAGATAGGATTACCGGGCAGTTCAACCACAAAACGGAGGACATCTACAATGTCAGAAGCAATAGTTTGCGCCATCATCGCCGGGATCGTTTCAGTCCTCGGCACCTGGCTCGCGAATCGCAGGAGTCAGGCCGTCTTTCAGGCGGTCATTGAAACAAAATTCGAAGAACTCAGCAAGCACGTTGAGAAGCATAATCAGGTCATCGACAGAACCTATGCGCTGGAGACTCAGGCTGCCCTCATGGACGAGCAGATCCGGGTCGCCAACCACCGCATAGCTGATCTGGAAGCTTTTCACAAACCGTAAATGTGCCCGAATCGGGCACAAATTGAAAGGAGTCAAAACATGGAAATAGTAGGCATAGCGAGCGTGGCGGCGATCACCGTCATCGCATATCTTATCGGCGAGATCGTCAAGGCGACCGGCCTTGATAACAAGTGGATCCCCGTCATCTGTGGGGTCTGCGGCGGCGCGCTGGGAGTCGTGGGCATGATGATTATGCCGGAGTTTCCGGCGACGGACTACATAACCGCCGTCGCCGTCGGCATCGTGTCCGGCCTCGCAGCTACCGGCGCTAATCAGATTGTTAAGCAGCTGGGCAAGTCCGAATAAATATTAACAGGGCCTGACGCAAGCCGCGTCAGGCCGCACAGGAGGAGCGTTGCCGCGCTCCGGGCTTGCCGGCCGATATGATATGACGATATCGGCAGAGCTGCGCGAGCAGCTTTTAAGACCGCATAGCAAGCCCAGTCTGTCGTTTCCGCGAGAGCTCAGAGAGCAGCTGGAACGCGACTGCGGCTTCACCGATGATGAAATCACCGTCCTGCGTCTCTGCGGGCGCGGATGGTGCTATGCAAGGATCGCCGACGAGCAGCATTGCAGCGTCGAGGTCATCAAACGGCGGGTGCGGTCGATCAAGAATAAGATAGCGAACTTATAGCACAGAACGCAGCAGGTTCAAGCCTGCTGCGTTCTGTGCGCTTCGATATCCCTTTTAATGAGCGTCTTGATGTACTCCCCCACGGGCAGCCCCTGTTCTTCAGCAGCGGCCTTAACAACGTCCCGCGTGAGGCCGTCGCGGCCATCCTTCCGGAACTGAATAGTTACCGCGTCGTAGGTCTCGCGCTTATGGTTCCGGCGGTACTCAGTGCCCTCGGTCTCTTCCCAAGTTGATTTAGTCGGCATCGCTTTCAAAGTCCTTTCCGTCGTCGAACTCGACGCCGTTTTCAACGAGGCAGAGCGAGCAGAACAGGCTGTCGTTCGGCGTGTTCATCATCTGCACGAGGTGGTATCCCTCGACCTTCCGGAGCCGCTGCGCGATGTCTCGCGTGTCCTGCGCGCTGATGTGGTTGATGCCCAGCTCTGCGGCGGTCTCTCTCAGGGAGACGATGCGCATATCCTGCGACTTCTCGATCATTTTGTTAACTATGGTCGCCTTAAATTCTTTCATTTCCGTTTCTCCTTTTCTTTTACTTGGGATGGTTTAATTATACCATACCAAGCGCAAAAGTCAAGCATTTTCTTGAAGTTTTTCAAAAAAACCTTTCGCACGAAACGTACACCAAGAGATGCTTAAGCTTACACGTTTGAGCGGCTTTCGTGCATTAGAATATAAGCAGACAGGAGGTGTCTGTGTGTACGATTATAACAACCCCATGATGGGGAGACCTCAGCCGCAGCCCATGACACGGGGCGGTTTTGACAGCGGCGTGATAGTGTTTGTCCCGGCCGTGGAGGATATAGAGCGCGTCCCGGTCATGTCTGGCGAAAAGGTCTATGTGATGGCCATGAACGACGCCGTTATCGCCTGCCGCACCGGCGGGAATATGGGTACTGAAACAACCTTCTGCAAGATGGAGGAGTTCGTCCCCGCCCCGGCTCCGAAGCCGGAGGATTATATAACCAAGGCCGATCTTGAGGACATCCTGTCGCGCCTCCTTACGCAGCAGTCAGCAGGTCAGGCCCCGGCGAAGGGAGGCAAGAAAAGTGAGTAATCCCTTTTTTAAAGGGTCGAAAAGCCCCACTTCCGCGCCGTCCTCCTCACCGCTTGCGCTGCTCGCAGAGTTCAAGCGTTTTGCAAAAAACGTAACTCCGCAGCAGGCCGAGGCGGAGATCAACCGGCTCCTCTCCAGTGGGCAGATGAGCCAGCAGGAGTTTGAGTATCTCAAGGGTGCGGCCAAACAGTTTATAACTTTCCTGAAATAAGCCGGGTCGACACGGTTTATATAACTCTGAAGAAAGGAGGACCCACATGGAGAACTTTTCTCTTTCGGACATCAAGAGCGTTCTCGGCGACGGCGACGGGTTCGGCGGCGGCTGGTTTCTGATCGTCGTGCTGTTCCTGTTCATGATCGGTTTCGGCCGTAATGGATTCGGCGGACAGAGCGACTTCGGCCAGTACGCGACCGCGGCCTCGCAGCAGCAGATACTGTTCAACCAGCAGTTTGAAGCGCTCAACCAGCGCCTCGCGAATCTGGGTAACGGCATCTGCAATCTCGGCTACGAGATGCAGGGGAACATCAGCCAGCTCGGCAAGGAGATGGCCCTTGCGCAGAACGGCACGAACGCGACCATCACGCAGACCGGCAACTCTATTGAGCGCCAGATCTGTAACCTGGGCGCGAATATCGACGCCAAGTTCGCAGCGCTCGAAAAGTCGCAGCTTGAGCAGCGCATCTCCGAGCAGGCGGCGCAGATCGCGCGCCTTGAGATGGACAACCGTCTCTTCGGCGTCGTGCGCTACCCGAACGGCTACACCTACAACGCGGGCAACTCCCCGTTTTGTGGGGGCGGCTGCGGCTGCTGCGCATGACCCCAGATGAACAACCGCTATTAACAGCGTCAGGCCCGGACGGCAGCCGCTGTCCGGGCATCACTTATGAAAGGAGAACATCATGTCTTGCAATCAGAGACTTAAAAACTCGCACTACAAAAGCGCTCAGAATGCTTACAATAATACGCCCCAGGCGTTCATCGCATCGGGCACCCCCGTCAATGTCCTCGGTATTCTCAACACCGATACCGGCTGCTCGCTGGAGACCGTGACGGGCGGTTTCGTTGTCAATAACGGCGGTCTCTACCGCATCAGCTACGACGTGATCTTCACCGCAAGCGGTGCCGGCGTCGCAGAGCTGAAGGCGCTCAAGGACACCGTCGCGCTCCCCTGCGCTGATGCGCAGATCACGACCGTGGCCGACAACGTCTACACGCTGCACATTGAGACGACCGTTTACATCCCCGTGTGCTGCAACGGCACTCCAACCATCAGCGCAGCGATCGGCGGCGTTGCCGGTACGATTAACCACGTCTGCGCCAGCATGGTAAAGCTGGCCTAAGTTGGGGGCTGAACCATGGGAATCACCTGTGAAGCCCTCGACAAGGAGATAAGCGCGCTCAAGGCCGGGAAGATGACTTGGGACACGGTCAAGCAGCTCAACCTGCTTTTGGACCTTCGCGCCAAGCTCGGCGACGACGCCGGTCACGGCGAGCGCCTGACCGACGATGAGCTGCGTGCATGGCTCCAGCGGATGGACAATGCCGACGGCTCGACCGGCCAGCACTGGACAGAGGATCAGACCGCCAGCATCGCCGCGGCGATCGGCGTGACGTTCGACCATGTCACGGCCGAGGAGTTCTGCGCTGCGATGAACATGATGTATTCGGATTACTTCCCCGTTGGCGTCAAATACGGCGTCGACCGGCCGGAGTTTTACGCCGATCTTGCCAAGGCGTTCTTGTTCGACAAGGACGGTCCGGCACCTTCGGAGAAGCTCGCCGAGTACTATCATGAGGTCGTAAAATAGGGCGGTTCATGCCCCCCATTATGCCCCCCAAAGGGCTTTTACGCCCCCCATTATGCCCCCCAAAATCTGGGCAAATTTGGGGCGTTTTGAGACCGTTTGACTAAAAGGAAAAACCCCGGAATCATTGAGATTCCGGGGTTTTTCCTTGGAGCTGCTACCCAGATTCGAACTGGGGACCTCATCCTTACCAAACTTGCGCCCCCGAGTCTTTAAGTGACTGCGCCGCAATGCGTCAGACCTTGTCAATCTCAGTTGTCCCCTCAATGCTGCCCCTCAAGTGTTTGAAGCTATCATTTACGTTTTGGAGGGCGTCGGCAGGGGCATTATCAAGCAGATGGGCGTAAACGTCGAGCGTCAGCTTGACGGAACTGTGCCCAGCCAGATACTGGACGCGCTTAAGCGGTGTGCCGCTGAGGATAAGCTCGGTTATATATGTATGTCGGAGCTGATGGGGCGAAAAATGAAAATCGAACGCTGCGCAGTAGCGCCGGAACGGCACTTTATCCCCAAGCTTCAGACGGACGCAGACCTCTTTTCCGGTGCGCGCGCTGGTGTATGTCACCGGGCGCACTTCCCTGCCGGTTACAGCTTCCCATGCGCGGCGGTAGGCCGATTCACTATACGGTCGCCCGCCCTCGATATGGCAGACATAATCACCCTCGTGCGGCAGAGCGCGCAGCGCATCTCGCAGCAAATCCGGAACCGGGATATTGCGCTCGGCGGCGTCGCTTTTTAACTGTTCGGACACAACGGGCTGATTCGACTCCCAGCGAATGGCGCGCCGAACCTCGATGTATGGCGCGGCATCGTCGAGATGCACGCAGTCCCATTGTAGGGCGAAAGCCTCCTCACGCCGCAAGCCGCAGAGCAGACAGAGCAGAATAAACGGATATATCCGCTCGTCCTTAAGCTCCTCCAGCACGGTGCGCTGCTGCGCCTGAGTGAGCGGCTTTTTCTCGACGGCCTTCCGCCCCCCGGCCTTGATATTGCGGCAGGGGGATTTTAGAATCAGGTCGCTGTCCTCCGCCGCACTGAATACCATTTTAAGGGTAGTCACGATCTTCTGCTGTGTCGATTTGCTCAGCGACCCCGCGGCTGCCATAACGGCCTTGATATCATCCGGTTTGACCTCGGCAAGGAGCATGTGTCCGATCACCGGGCAGATGTGATTATTTATCGCGTTCTTATGGTTCGCGCGCCCCTTAGACGATAAGTTGACCGTGTTCAGCTCATACCACCGGGCGGCGTACTGCCAGACGTGCAGCTGCCCGTCCATGCCCATCGCGTCAAGCTCGGCCTGACGCCAGTCTGCTTTTTCGCGCGCGATGGCCTTTGTTTTGCCCCAGACCTCAATATCCCACTTGCCGGTGACAGGGTTCCGCAGCCGCTTTCGATATGCGTCGCGGCTCTTACTGTAATAAAATTCGGGCGCGTCTTTGCGCGGCATGGATTCCCTCCCTATAAATTGACCTGTGCCCTAATTGGGCACAGGCTGTAATCTGTTAATATCCTGCTTTTGCGACGCCGTACTCGGCTTGTTCCTGAGAGAATCCCTCATATTTGAGCTGGTCAATCAGCCCTGACTTCGAGAACGAGGAGTGTTTCAGATACGACTCCGCGCACTTTGCTGCCTGTTCGTACCAGTCAGCGCCGCAGTTGTCGGCAGCAAACAGAGCTTCGGCATGAGTATACCCCTCATATTCGAGCTGTCCAATCAGGCCGGTGTACGAGAAAGACGAAGACCGCAGGTATGACAGCGCGGACTTGAGCGCATTTTCCTCCCCAACGGTCTCGGCTGCTCTTAGCTTAGCCGAGGGTGTCGAGTCGCCGGACGATATTTCATCGAAATAAGTCAGAACATCGTAAGAGACTGCCCCGTCGTAGAGCTCAATCAGCGTATGCAGTCCCGCGTTCCCGTTGCTGTTGCGGAACGCCACGAAATCATTGTCATTGACAACAAGAATGTTAATGACAGGGTCGGTGCAGCCGTCGGCGACGAGCTTATCAGTCAGCTCTTTACTCTTAGCGCATAAGGAGTCCTTAAGCGCCGTCCAATCATCATCTTGGTTGTTGTGCTCGGCGGAGAGCTGAATCGCCTGTTGTGTTATCGTTGTGTCCGCAAGGTACACCGTGAATGAAACCCCGCGGCTATTAGAATCGGCCTGAACGACAACAGCATCAAAGTCCCCGTTAAATGCCGAAGCTATAGCAAGTTTATAATTTCTCAGATCGTCTTCCGGTGTCGGCTCGGGTGTTGCGGGCTCAGCGGTTGACATCACGGGCTGCACACTGGAGGCCGGCGTCTTTGACATGGTGCCCATCAGAACGCCAAGAACAGCAATCAGAATGAGCAGATACCTCCACTTCAACTTCATCCTCGTCGCCTCCTGATAAAATCGCCGGTGCCCGAATCGGGCACCGGCGTGAATTTATTTCCCCCGCCGCTCTTTGCGGCTGATGACAAAAAAGTACACCGTCGCGGCGACGCCGGCCGTCAGCGCAACGATCACGCCCGCTCCGACTACGGACGGGGAGCCCCGCCACAGGCCGAAGCCGGGGTCTATGATATCAAGTCTCAAATACGGGATAAGCGCGACGATCGCCATCGCCGCGACGAAGGTCAGACAGTAGATCAGCCTGTCCTTTGCCCGCAGCGCCCGCCGGTGCTGCTCATATGAGCGTTCCAGCAGCTCATTTTCTCTCTTAACCGCCGCATTATCGTGCTCAAGCACCTCTATGCGGTGCTCGTTCTCCGGCGTCTTATCCGGAATTTCAATGCCGAAATACTCGTCCAGCGACACATTGCAGACCCGGCAGATCGGGCCGACCGTGTACACCGACGGGTCCTTTGACGCTCTCGCGAAGAATCCGTTAACCGTCGCTTCCGGTACTCCGGACAGCTCCGCGATGCGCCTGCTTGAGTTGTTTCCTTTGTTTGCCCGACACAAATCTTTTAACAGCGGCTTTTCCGCCATTTCCTCGCCCCCAAAACTCATTATATCCTGATTAAGGCATCAGATACCCGAGCTTCGCGGTCATTTGACCGTGTTTGCGCATAGACATAACCGATGATATTATGATAATATCTAAGCGTAACAGATAGACCATAGCACCGGATATCTGCTAAAGCTTCGGTCGAGGCGGCAACCAAGGCCGGAGCAATTCTACAATGAAAGGGGGCGCAAGGCCGGCAGCCCTGCGGTGTTCCTGTGCACCGCAAATTTATTTTATGGAGGGCAACCATGGAGGACACCAGACGAAGAGACCAGATCAACCGAATTATCAGCAAGTATCAGCTCCTGCCGCCGGAAGACCGGGAGAGGGTGCTCACTCTCCTTGCGTCTTTAACAGAAGATCAACATAGTCCTCCATGCGCTGCAAGTTCTCATCGTTGAGCAGCTCCAGCTTGCGGTTTAGCCTGTCGTCTTTGACGACGGGCTTTTCTTTTTGCCCCAAAAGTTCATCTATTGAGCAATTAAAAATGTCGGCCATTCGTTTCAAGGATTCAAAATCAGGCTCACGGCGACCGACTTCCCAGCCGCTCACAGTGGTCTGCTTTACGGACAGCACATCGGCGAGTTCTTGTTGCTTCATGCCGGCTTGCTGCCTAAATTCCTTGATACGATTCATAGTTTATCACCTGATATCACAATACGCGATATTACAGCAATTTGCAAGCATTACGACAAAAAGGCGTGAAATTAAATATTTCCTCTTGACATACGGCAAATCGCGTTGTATATTGATAGTGCAATTTGAATTAGCACGGCGCAACGCCGTGAATCATAACGGAGGCGAGGGCAATGTGCAGGTGTCCAAACTGCGGAGCACCAATCACCGGTTCAAGCTGCGAATACTGCGGAACGGTATTTGACGCTGAAGCCGACAGCCTGGCGGATGGCAGCAATGAACATTGCGTAAGGCTGGATAATTACATTCCTTTCGACCTTGGTCTCGGCACCGGGTATGAAAAGAGATCTTCTCGCATTGCTGATTGAAGTCTCTGGCGCAAAGCGAAGAATTTGTCAGTATTTATTGGGTTCATCTTTTCCGCTGCACGAACCATTTCGTTCAGTTCGGCAAGTAAAACAAGGGTATTCTTTGATGCGACCAGCGTCGCAGAATTGATAGCCTCATAGAGATTAACGGCAACTGCCGGAGATACTCCCTGCGCCGCATTACGCATTGCGGCCTCCAATGCTCTATATGCCTCAAGCCGTGCAGGGATAAATGCCGTCATCGCTGTGGCTTGGACTTGAATCCGGCCGGTTATGATTGCCCCAACGCACGCGCCCAGCACCGCAGCCGCAGCGGGAATTACAACGCTCCACCATATGTCCATTGATAGTCCCTCCCGAAGTCAGCAAAATGCACTTTGTTCGGGGAAATATTACCACATGGAATACCGCCAAATCAAGCCGCTGCGTGCGGCATCACACAATTAGTTTTCTCCTTTTCATCCTCTCTATCCCTCTCCCCGCGGTCTTTGCTCTTCTTTTCCCGCGGGGAGGCCTTAATGCAGCCGACGCCGGTCGCAAGCCCGGGAGCAAGATGCAGAGCGAGGCAGACAGAAAGCAGGTGACGAAATGGACGAACTCAAGAGGCTGCGCGAGGCCGCGGGACTTTCCCAAGTTCAGCTTGCGCTGAGGCTCGGGGTGTCGCAGAGCACTGTCGCGAACTGGGAGCGAGGATTCCGCGTACCGCAGACAGGCAATCTTATTAAGATCTCGAACATCCTCGGCTGCGGCGTTGACGCGCTGCTCGAACTGAACACCCAGAGCGCGGACGCAGCCCGTGACAATACAATACCTGACAGGGAGGTGCGCGTCAATGGATAAGGACGCCCGGAACATCTACAAAAACGCGCGGCAGACTGCCGGTCTGACGCAGGAGCGCTGGGCGGAGCTGCTGGGGATATCCCCGGACAGCGTCCGACGGTACGAGGCCGGGGCGATGCTGCCCAGCGACGAGACGGTGCTGATGATGGCGGAGACGACGGGAATCCTCGTGCTGCCGCTATGGCACCTCAGGGCTAAAAGCGCAATAGCCGAGGACATGCTCCCGGATGTGCCGGACGTGCCGCTGCCTCAGGCTGTGCTGAAACTGCTGACATCGGTCAAGGCCGTGAGCGGCAGCATCGACAACCTGATACAGATCGCGTCTGACGGTATGGTCGACAACCGCGAGGAGGCGCTCTTCGAGGAGATCGCGGGCGATCTCGACGACGTTATTGAGGCGGCTATCGCCGTCAAGTGCGCAGGAGGTGCGAGACATGCCGAGTGACAGATATCAGGGACGCTTCCCCGGCTACACCGGGAAGAAGCTCTTCGAGGTCGAGCACCCGGTATTCGGGCGCTGCACCGTGGCCGCCCCCGACGAAAACGCGGCGCTGCTGCCCGCGGCGACCTTCTGGCACACGTTCTGGGGAACGCAAGAGTTCTACGCATACGCGAAGGTGACCCGCGCGGGGTTGCTGGAGAGGAGCTCCGATGGCTGAGCTTACGGTGATGGTACGCGCCGCGCTGTTCTTCGGCGTGATAGGGACTGTACTCAGCGCGCTTGCGCTGGCGCTGTATTGGAGGAGGCACTGATGGACGACAAGCTTATATCGAAGCTGGACGCCGCCGATATGCTCGGGGTCTCCGTCTCGACCGTCGAGCGGCTGATCGCCGACGGCGACCTGCCCATGTACAAGATACGCGGGCAGTGCAGGCTGATGACGTCCGACATTAAGACGTACATAGCGGGCTGCCGCAGAGTTGCGGCTAAGGCAGCCCACGTCCCCGCGCGCAGGCAGCCCGCCCGACGCGGCTCGAAGCTCGTCGGCTGCGGGTACTACCCGGGGATGAAAGTGGTATAACCGGGCGCTTTGGAACCTGCGGCATCGGGAACGGTGCCGCATATCGAGAGCACTCGCATCTCGAAAAATTAAAGGAGGTTTACCAATGTTTGAGAACAGGTACGTAATTGTCCGCGGCGATCGCTCCGGCGTCTTTGCCGGGAATCTCAAAAGCAAGGATGGTAGAGAGGTCACGCTGACCGACTGCCGCCGCATCTGGTATTGGGACGGTGCAGCCAGCATATCCGAGCTTGCCAACATAGGCACCAAGAAGCCCCAGTCCTGTAAGTTCCCCGCACCGGTCGCCGAGATCTGCATAACGGACGCGATCGAGATCATTCCCTGCACCGAGGCCGCAGAGGCAAGCATCAAGGCGGTTCGCGTATGGACAGCTTAACGGTTCAGGAGTTCCTGAAGGTCGAATTTAACGGCTCCGGCTACGGCTACGGCTCCGGCTCCGGCTACGGCTCCGGCTCCGGCTCCGGCGACGGCTCCGGCTACGGCTCCGGCTACGGCTACGGCTCCGGCTCCGGCTACGGCGACGGCTCCGGCTACGGCGACGGCGACGGCTCCGGCGACGGCGACGGCTACGGCGACGGCTACGGCGACGGCTTAAAGAGCCTCTGTGGAGAACCTGTCTATATGATCGACGGTGTGCCGACGATCATCACCGGGCTCCGCGGCTCTGTCGCGATGGGTTTTATCGTGATGACCGATCTGTCGAAGCGCAAGACATTCGTCGTCAAGGGCGGCGGAAAGTTCGCGCACGGTGAGGATCTCCACGCAGCTCAGGCAGCGCTGGAGGAGAAGCTTTTTGACGATATGCCCATTGAGGAAAAGCTTGAGGCGTTCCGGGAGAAGTTCACACCGGGCGAGGCCTACACCGTCGCGGACTTCTATGACTGGCACCATCGCCTCACGGGCAGCTGCACGCAGGGGCGTGACGCCTTCGCGCAGGATCATGAGCTTAGCATGAGCGACGCCATGACCCCGGAGGAGTTTGTCGACCTGACTAAGGACGCATTTGGCGGCCGGATCATCCGCCAGCTTGCGGAATACTACGGTATTGATCTGTGAGCGCTTTGGAACCTGCGGCATCGGGAACGGTGCCGCATATCGAGAGCACTCGAAAAAGAGGAGGAGAGACTATGGCTACAGGCGCATTATGCCGAAAGCCCGGATACTGGGCAGTTCTGCCCGCACGGGTACGGTATGACGAAGAGCTGCGCCCCAATGCGAAGCTCATCTATGCAGAGATCACGGCGCTTGCGGACAGTACCGGCTTTTGCTGGGCGACAAACAAGTACCTGAGCGAGCTTTTCGGGCTGTCCAAGAAGACCGTCAGTGATCTAATCGGGACGCTTGAGAAGAAAGGCTACATACAGATCGAGGTCGTCCGCGACGAAAAAGGCGCGGTTTCAGACCGAAAAATCTACGTCGACCGCGTGAGTGTCGTAGTGCCTGACCCTATCCCCAAAAATGGGGATAGGTATCCCCAAAATAACGGATACCCTATCCCCAAAAATGGGGAAGAGAATAATATATATATTAACAATAACCCCCCTATATCCCCCCAGGGGGATGATGTGTGTGTTTCTGAACCGAAGCACAAGCCGGAGCGCTTCAGCAAGCTCTGGAGCTTCTACCCGCACTCCAAGCGCGGCAGCAAGCAGCGGGCTATGAGGGCATGGGACAAGCTTAAGCCTTCGGACGAGCTGATCGACACCATCGCTAAGGCGCTTATGAGGCAGCTCCGGACGGACGAATGGAGCCGCGGCATAGGGGTGCCGCACCTCAGCTCCTACCTCAACGGGCGGCTCTGGCTCGACGCCGAGGAGATCGACGAGGCGGAGCCCGCGGCGATGTTTGAGACTGACGACGTGGAGGTCCTGCCGCTATGGACGTGAAGAACGACAAGACACTGTACTCACAGCAGTCGCTGCTCGGTTCAATGCTTATCTCCCCTGAGATTTGCGGCGCGGTGTTCCAGCGCGTTAAGGCCGACGACTTCGGAGACAAGTGGTGCCGGGAAGCGTTCAAGCAGCTCCGGGTGATGTTCTTCGGCAATGAGCCCGTAGACCCGGCAGTATTGGCCAGCCGCCTCGGAGACGGCGCGACACAGTTCCTCGCCGATCTGATGCGCATGACGCCGACCGCTGCGAACTGGGAAGCATACGCCGACATAGTCGAGGACTCCGGAAAGCTCCGGCAGCTTCAGGCCGTCGCGATGCAGATAGTTACCTCCCCCGACCTCGACTGTGCGCGCAAGGCTCTGGCGCAGGTCGACCGGGTCGTTATCAAGCCCCGCATCCGCGTCGCGTCCTACTCGGACAGCCTCGGCCGCCTGCTTGATTATCTGGGCGACCCGACCCCGCCGCAGTACATAGACTGGGGCATCCCCACCATCAACGACACGGTGCAGGTCGCCGCCGGGGATTACATGATCATCGGCGCGGACAGCTCCGTCGGCAAGACGGCGATAATGCTTCAGCTGGCGCTTAATGCCGCAAAGAGCGGCAAGCGCGTCTGCATCTTCAGCCTTGAAACCACAGAGCGCAAGCTCCTGATGCGCAGCGTAGCGCAGAACACCGGGGTGAACTTTCAGGCGATGAAAAACAAGCGGCTGAGCAAGGACGACTACTCCCGCATCATGGACTACGGCGAGAAAACCTCAAGGATTGTCTGTGACGTTGCCGAAGCGTCCGGCGCGACTATCGACGATATCCGCGCCGTAGCCGTCGCGAACCGATACGACATCGTCATGCTGGACTACCTGCAAATCGCCAACGCTGAGGGCGGTTCCCGCCCGGAGATAGTCACGAACATCTCCATACAGCTCCGGACATTGGCGCAGTCCCTCGGTGTAACGGTTGTCGCTCTGTCGCAGCTCACCCCTCCGGACAACCAAGCAAAGCTACGCAACGCGCCGATCATCCCGAACGTCGAGATGCTGCGAGAGTCCAGGCAGCTCAAACAGGACGCCGACATAATTCTGCTCATGGGGCTGGTCAAGCCCGGCGACCGCGCCAGCGATCGTATCGTCGTGATCGACAAGAATAAGGACGGCCCCTGCGGTCAGCTATACCTCAGCTTCGACCCCGCGCACATGCGGTTTGACCCCGTGTCTGATGCGACGTCAAGGAAGTACTGGGAAGCCCAGCAAAAGGCGCTCAAGGCCGCAGCACTCAAAAAACGAGCCGGACAGATCACGTTTGAAGAGCTGCCGGACAACGGCGACGAGCTCCCGTTTTAGGAGGTGAGGCACGACGAAGATCGGAGATAAGATCAGGTTTATCCCCTCAGCATGGACACAGTTCAGCGACACGAATTCCCTCAGCTCCTACGGCGTCAAGGGCGACGTCGAGGGCGAGATAGTCGAGATCAACTATGCGCACCGGTGGTACAGGGCACGGTACCAGGCGGGCGGCGCGACACTTTACGAAAGCTTCAAGTTTTAACCAAAATCAGAGTCTGGAGGACCTACGATGAGAACAACCGCGATTATCAACCTCAAGGGCGGCGTCGCAAAGACGACGACAGCCCTGAACATGGCCGCGATACTGGCCAAGGACTACAAGCAGCGCGTCCTGTTAGTGGACGCGGACAGCCAATGCAACTGCACCGAGTTTTTCCAACGCGACGCGGTGCATCCCGGCACCCTCGCCGACATGCTGCGCGGCCTCGCGCCGTGCATCGAGCACAGCCGTTTCGACGGCGTCGACCTCCTGCCGGGAGACGACAGCCTGATGGATCTCGATCTGACGAAGATCGAGACCGGCAGCGCCTCCGCCGTATGCCTGCGCGAGCTGGCCGCGGAGCTGGACGGAAAGTACAACCGGATGATCATCGACTGCCCGCCGGCGTTCAATGCGGCCTCTGCCGCGGCGCTGGTGGCGGCGGACGAGGTCATCATCCCGATCAAGCTCGATGCATTTTCCCTGCGCGGGATGGCGAACATCATGCAGCAGGTCAGCAACATGCGTAAGATCAACGACAGCCTCACCGTCGCCGGCATCCTGCCGACGATGTGGTACAAGTCCGATAACATCATCGAGGCCGAGAAGATGCTGCGCGAGTTCGGGCTCCCGGTGCTGCCCCATGTGAGGCGCACAAACAAGGTCGACGACATGACCTTTGCGCAGGAGCCGCTTGTTATCAGCTCGCCGAAGAGTGCGGCGGGCGTCGATTACCGCCGCGTCGTCGCGGCGCTGATGTGAGGAGGTGCGGTCATGGGATTCGATTTAGCATCGGTGCTCAAGAATGTGCCCGATTCGGGCACAAATGACGGCCGTGAGCGCATCGAGTACATAGGGCTCGACAAGCTGCGGGACGACCCGAATAACTTCTACTCCCTCGACGGCATCGAGGAGCTCGCCGAGAACATCGAGTTTGCGGGGCTCCAGCAGCCCGTCCGCGTCCGCCGCGATGCGGAGCACAGCGGCGAGTACATCATCGTCAGCGGCCACCGCCGCACGGCGGCGATGCGCAAGATCGTCGAGGACGGCAACAAGGCCTTTGAGACGGTGCCCTGCATCGTCGAGGCTGACGGCGGCAGCGAGGCGCTGCGCGAGCTGCGCCTGATCTACGCTAACTCCGACACCCGCCGGATGTCCTCCGCGGATATCTCCAAGCAGGCCGAGCGCGTCGAGGCGCTGCTCTACCAGCTCAAGGAGGAGGGCGTCGAGTTCCCCGGCAGGATGCGCGACCACGTCGCCGAGGCCTGCAAGGTGAGCAAGTCGAAGCTGTCCCGCCTGAAGGTCATCCGCGACAAGCTCGCGCCGGATATCTACGCCGGGTACTACGAAAGGGGCAAACTGCCAGAGGACACGGCCTATGAGCTCGCCAAGCTGCCGGCCGACACCCAGCGTGTCATCGTGGACCGTGCGACGCGGAAAGACCGGGACGACATCAGGTACCTTTATTCGAACAGGGTTAAAGAGCAGGGCGAGGACATCCAGCGTTTCAGCAAAATGGTCTGCCGCTGCGAGCAGGGCGGAACCTGCGTCAACGTTCCGAATATGGTGGATAAGCTTTACTCCAACGGCTGGCGAGATTATACGCACTGCGGCTCCGGCTGCTGCTACGACTGCGACGAGCTTGCGACCTGCTCAAAGTGCTGCTCCCGTATGGCGGAAGTCAAGGCACAGCGGAAGGTCGAGAGAAAAGAGGCCAAGGCCGCGGAAGCTGCGGTGCAGGCCGAACGCGACAGGTCGGCAGTCGACGCGCTGCGGCTGATGTGGAGCCGCATGGGCGAGGCCTGCAAGCGGGCGGGCGTCGATTACAACGAGGTCTGTGACGAGGCCGATATTTACGCCGCTTTGCCTCCCAAGGACGCGACCGCGCTGCTCACCGGCGGCGGCAAGCTGACGGCAGACACCCGGCCTCCGTTCGGCTACGTCGTCGGCCGTGACGCCATAGCTCACCTCGTCAAGCTGGCCGAGCTGCTCGGCTGCTCGCTGGATTATCTCTTCGGCCGCGATGTGCCCGAATCGGGCACCGGCACGGCGGAGCCGAAGTGGCAGACCGGGGAGCCGCCGGAGGAGGGGGAATATATCATCCGATTTGACGGGCCGGGCGAGTACGGAACAGACCTCACGAGGTATAAAAACGGCCGCTTTATCGGCTATGAATGCTATACGGATATCGACTGGTTCCCGCTGCCGCAGGATCGGTGAAAGGAGGGACGGAAGATGGGTTATCATCCACTCCTTGACGAGTGCCTTAAAGGGGCGCAGAGGGTCATCAAGGCCCAGGGTGACATTAAATTCGAGGGAATGCTGTACAGACAGCATCGGCTCAAGGTTCCCAAGAGCGTTGTGCGAGGATATGAGGAGCTCCTTAAGTATGAGCTTTTGTCACTATCGATAATGCTCGACAAATGGGTTGAGCAAGGTGCGCCGATTGAGGAGAAAGACAATGGCTGAGTATGTGAAGAGGATTGACATGATTAAGAGATACTCGATATCTATAGCGGACGGCGGTTCCGTCGTTCTGGACTCTATTGAAATTGTCCTGAGAACCAGCGACGCGCCTGTCTGCTGCCTGGACGGGCTGTGTGAGATCGTGAAGGTTTGGCCGCCCGATGAGCTGTGATAATTGCCTATGCCGCACCTGCATTTTCTCCTGCGAACTGTCCTACTCCCGCGATTCTGACGAGCTCGACGCAATAGATGATATCTGCTTTACGTGCGACGAGTGCCGCTGGTGGCACGGTGCCGACCCCCGGTATCGCATCCAGACCCGCTGCGAGTGCGAGCGGTACCGGGAAGCGCGGCAGGTAATCGACCGGCGGGCAGAGGCCGCACGGAAGAAATTCACGATAATAAACGGAGGAAAAATCAATGGATGAATACATCACCAAGAAAGAGGCGCTTCGCGTAATATCCGACGTCTTTTTTGAAACCGCCCCCGACGGCACCGATCAACTCGCCGTACTCAAGTGCTTACGAGCCGTGCGCGCTCTCCCGGCAGTGGACAGAATGCTTAACGATCCTCACAAGATAGACCTGACCGGCCTGACTCCGGACGCGCCGATCTTAATCCGTTATCCCCTCATCGCTCCTTACGCCCCGTGCATCATGGAGTGCGAGGCCTACATCTCCGGCCTTGAGGTAAACGCTGGGGAAAAGACGTTATCATTGACGTTCGACGTCCTTAACTCGGGGAAACTCCATGAGTAAGAGCGGATTACTCGCCCGGCAGAAGGCCGAGCGTGAGCTGTGGACAATTAAGGTGATTGCCTACACCGAGCAGCAGACACTTGATGCGGTGTGCCTCGCACTTGCTGAGGGCTTCGGGTTCGGTGAGGAGCGGCTGAAGCGCTTCCACGATGCTTTCAACGCCAAGTACGCGGAGATCCGCGAACTGGAAAAGGGCGACACTAAGGATAACGAGTATGCCATTGCCAAGCAGGAGGCCGCACTCAAGGCGGCCTGCGGTAAGTATTATTCGCCTCGCGAGGTGCGGTATGATATCAAGATCGTCACGCGAGACGGGAAACAACACAAACTGTGATAAGGAGGAAGTTAACAATGCTTTGTCCATTTAAGCGCGTAACCACCCGCCTTCCCAGCGGTCAGACTAATGGTCAGGCCTTTGGCCTTTGCAGTGCAGACAACTGCATGGCCTACTATGTAAAAAACGAGTACGACACCAAGCCTCCGTTTTCGGTAATTGGCAGTCGTCCCGCTTGCCGGCTTATAGAGCATCCGTATGCCGCACCGATAGCGTACTGCCACATGTTCGGCTCGGCAGACGTAGGGACAAACCCGGAGGCGCTGGATGATGAATAAACCTGGCATTAACTATCTCCCAGATGTGGAGTTTTGAGGCCATATCAGCGATACGAACAACTGCGTTTGCTCCGGTTGTCACAAGATGGACTTCGTCCTCAAACTAACAGTACCAGACACAGGGTATCACGATGGTAAGCGCCTTTCAACGAAGTATCACGGATACTGGATGTGCGTCGATTGCGTTGCGAAGGTCGCGAGGTGTTCTGATGCAGCGGTAAGGGAGCTGTACAAAATGTAAATAACAATTCTTCCGCCGGGTGAGCCAGACTCCACGGGCTATGATTTCAGGAGGTAAAACATGCCCGAGAGCATAGCCCTTAACTGTGACTGCATGGAGTACATGCGGTCACTGCCCGACAAGGTGTTTGACGTCGTTGTTGCTGACCCGCCCTATAACATCGCCAAAGCGGCATGGGACAAGTGGCCGAGCGTAGACGCTTATGTGAGCGACGTGATGGCGTGGCTCCGTGAGTTCAGCCGTATTCTCAAGGATACGGGGAGCCTATGGATGTTTCATTCCGATATGTCTCAGCTCTGCCGCATAATGGCTGAATCGCAGGCACTGCCCGGCCTCGTTCTTCGGGATTTTATAGTTCTTTACAAACGCAATTTCCGCGCAAAGGCCTGGAAGACCGCCGAGTGTGCCAAGAACACCGGACTGCGAAGCTTCTTCAATGTTAACGAGTACCTTGTACATTGGTTCTCAACTCCCGGCTGCAACACTTCTTGGAACAGAACAGGGCTTGATTATATCAACAGTAATCCCGAGTGCTATAAGCCCTTGAAAGAATGGTACCGCCAGGAGATGCAGCGTCTCGGCTTGACTCAAAAGGATATTGCAGAAAAGTATACAGCCGTCACGGGGAAGAAGCCGCACATGCTCAGACACTACTTTCAGGACAATCAATTCGAGATCCCGACGGAAGCCGTCTGGACGGCAGTCTACGAGCCGCTCGGCTTCGGGCAGCACGAGGATCTGCGGAAGCAGTACGAGGAGCTGCGGAAGCAGTACGAGGATCTGCGGAAGCAGTACGAGGAGCTGCGGAACTACTGGCAGCCAGATGATGAGCACTGTAACGTATGGGAGTACGCCGGCGGCTTTCAAGTCCGTGAAGGTAGCTTCCACGAAACGAGTAAGCCCGTCAGTCTCTATCAGCGGATATTAAGATGCTGCACCCCTGTGGGGGGGCGAGTGTTTGATCCGTTCCTCGGCTCCGGCAGCAGCCGCATCGCGGCGTACAGTCTCGGCTTTGACTTCGTCGGCTGCGAAATCGACAAAACATATTTTGAGCTTGAGGAGAAGCGCTTCGAGACCTTTTCCTCACAGCAAAGCTTATTTTACTAATTAAACATTGCGGTCTATGGCCATGGGGCAAAGGACGTCAGGAGTATGCACATGGCTTACCGCAAAAAGATCATATCGGCCGGGCCGCTGGTCAAGGAGATCATATATCCGTATCGCTCAGGCGGCAGCAGCTCAAACGGCCGGCGGCGCACCGGGACAAGCTCGGAAGCGCAGCGCCGGATGAACGCTATCTATTCGTGGCAGAAACTTGAGCTGCTGCTCGCGGCGAACCTCGTCAAGGGCGACGTCGTCGGGTGCCTGACCTTCGACGACTATCACCTCCCGGAGACCCGCGAGCAGGTCCGGAATAAATTCAAGTGGTTTCTCGACAAACTCCGGGCGGCGCGTGAGGAACGAGGGCAGAACCTCGTCATGTTCTGGTCGATCGAGCATCTGCACGGCGAGGGGCGCTGGCATATTCACATAGCCTGTAACGCGACCGGCAGCGACTACGAGGAAATGCTCCGGCTATGGGGGCAGGGCGAGTGTGAGTTCAACGCGCTGCGCGTCGATAAGAAAAAGAACTATGAGACCTTGGCCCGGTACATGGCCAAGGAGGAACGGGACAAGGTCGGGCAGCGCTCATGGAGCTACACACGAAACGCTAAGAAGCCGGAAGTTGAGAGCTTCTCCGTGCGGGAGTTCACGCCGCTGCGAGTGCCGAAGGATACAACAGTGTTCGAGGACGTCCGCAGCCGCGGCGAATGGCAGTACATCAAATACGCTTATAACAACGCGCTTAAGGTTCGGCGGCACCGCAGACGCCGGTCGTAGATTGTGCCCTATTCGGGCACCGGAAAATCTTTTTTATAAATTTTTTCTGGCTTGAAACCTATGTTATTAAAAGGAAAGGAGTGCTGAAAAGTATTGCAATCCCAAGGTTTTTCTGGTAAACTAACAGTGAAAGACGGGTTCCTCCAGTGCCCGACTTGTCGCGGCAATAAAAAGCTGCTCAAGATCGAGCCGGACACAACGGCGACTAATCTGGTCGTCTTCTGCCGTTTCTGTAAAACCGAACATCGGATCGACATCAGTCGGGGCCAGTGCTTTGAGAGCCGGGGCCAGTGATAGACACATGAGTGTGTTTGTCGCTGGCCCCGGCTCTTTTGTTTACTCAGCTACGGAGGTGATAGCCCGTGGCGAGTAAACCGCTGAGGCCTTGCAATCATCCGGGATGCGGTGTGCTGACGCGCGAGGGCTGGTGCGACAAGCACAAGCCCCGGCAGCAGCGCAAGGCGAGCGCAGCCTATCACGGCTGGTACATGCTGCCGATCTGGACAGACAGGCTCCGCCCTACGCAGCTCCTGCGCGAGCCGTTCTGCCGTGAGTGCGCTCGGCTATATCCGCCAGGCGATCCGCGGCACCGCACGCCGGCGACGGTCGTTGACCACATCGTCCCGCACTGCGGCGACTGGGATATGTTCACTGACGAGGGCAACTTGCAGAGTCTTTGCAAGCGCCATCACGACATAAAAACCGCGCAGGAACAGCGCGAAAAGCGACGCATTTGAGGCAAAGTCGGACGCTAAGCCTACGTCCGCGCCCAGGCGTCGCAGCCGTGCGGACGCGAGCGCGTCGCCCGCGCGATTCAAACATGCCCCCACCCCGAGAAAGTTTTCGAGGGTGGCTCTCCTGACCGCCGGCCC